TCTTTAAGTAGTGGTTTGTTAGATAGGTATTCATTCATTACGCTCCAATCGTTGTCTTTGATGAATACCACCCCCTTGTTATCGTGATGGTTTGTGTATGGCTCAACATCCGATACGAAGATGGGTAATTTGTAAGCGGCTGCCTCCACTATCTTCAATTCGGATTTGTATTTATTGAATTGGTCTTTTTCCAGTGGTGCAATCGCAACATCCATAAATGAATAATACTTACCATAGTTCAATACATTCACTCCCTCGCCAATATAGAACCACGTAGGGCGTTCCGTTTTGATTTGGGTAATGTAGTATTCCATTTGCATAGATATTGGATGCATGGGGGCGTAACCTGCTAATAAGAAATTGGCATTGTTCTGGGTGCAAATCTTATCCATCTGCCCCTCCAATAATTTCACATCATAAAGGTGGGATGAACCCGTAACATAACCGATTGTAAAAGGATGGGCTGCCGTGGCGTTCCATTGGGGTTCTTCCAAATCCAATGCGTTTGGGCAAACATAAACATTGGGATTCAACTCCTTTGTTTTTTCTGCCAATTGTGGGGTGGTAGTTATTACACGGGTTGCATGTTTAATCGCATTTATCACCGCATCTTTGGCATGTTTACGATACATCTTGTATGCGGGGTTATGCTTGGGAATACTCCAAAAGTCATCATTGTCCACGATTAATTTTGTACCATGCTTTTTACATTCTACAAAAAGTTTGGTATTGTATCGTAGGAATCGGGATATTACAATGGCATCGTAATCCTTGGCGTTTACTTTTTCAATATCGGGTTGTGTGATAGCAAAGTGTACATCCAGTTGCCCAAAATGGCGTATCATGGCAAATGGCATTGCCAACCTATGGTACGTTACCGCACTCATACCATCCATTATTACACAAACTTTCATTCGCTTGGTGTTATTGGAATATACATCCACCATTCAACGTATTGGATATTTTCTTCGGTATGGGCATCAAACCAATCCTCCCCATCGTAATATGCGATGTATTTATTATCGTGTACATCAACGGCTAATACTTCTCTAAATTCGGTTGGCAATTGTTTACTTGGGTGTCTATATGCTTTCATTTTTTTTATTATATTTGTATATATATAAGCGGTGGTAGTGTAATGGTAGCACATTAAACATCCAGTTTAAAAGAGGGGTTCGATTCCACCTCACCGCTCAATTTTCTTTCTTTTAAAGTTATTTTCTCTCCTTTATACATTCCAGCACCCATTTCATCTATTTTGCTAAATGGTAATATTGGCACGGTAATTTTGCACCTTTTATCAATTAAGTAAATATACCGCAACTGAAAACCATCAAGTTTTTTTAATTGTTTCCAATATTCCTTTTCATTTGGTCTATGTGCGGAAAAAGTTACTTGGCTATAAACTTCGCCCGTTTTTTCATCTATTCTTTGCCCTGTATTATTTTTAACACTTGTTAAAACAAAACCACTTGCACGGTAAATTGTGCCATCCCCGCATTGAGTGCCATCTGAAAAACTTAAAATCCATTTTATATGCGGTGCATTCTTTTTTATTAATTTTATGCTTACGGAAATGCAACGACTTTCCGAATTTTTAGGTAAATAATCATCAAAAGCCATTCGGTTTAATTCTAACATTTCATTCCATAAAGACGGTTGAACCAATGGTAATACTTTTGATTTGTCCATAGGGCTTCCATAACTCATTACCCCGTGCAATTTGCCATCCAAAAAAGCACCAAAGTGCAATTTGCTATTTGGCACAACCTTTCCTGAATAGTGGTGTTTCTTCACAAAATCATTGGCAATATTTGCTGGTATTACCTTAACGATTATTTCCTTTGCTCTGCCCATTGCATTATAATTAAATACAACGCATTGCCATTGGAATTTTCGTTACCAAAGGTTTCAGCGTATTTATACTCATTTGTTATTTTTATATCCGCTATTGCGTTTTGGATTTGTGTTGCCTGTTCATCGGCAAGTGTAAATGTCATTTGCTGAAATGGTGCTTTATCCCCATCAGGCAATTCAAAATCCTCATTAAACTCATTTTCATTTACAAAATCCAAAGGCAAATCCAATCCCCAATGGGCTAACTCTTCCACATCCCAATCGTTTGCCAATGCATCCCAATCGTGTTCACCAAATCCAACATTATCTTTGATGGTAATGGCTTTCAATTTATCGATGGGCGTATCTTGGGGCAATATCTTGCATGGTACTTCCTTAATGCCCAATTCCAAACATGCATTTAAACGCATATTACCCGCAATAACAACCAATTCCCCATTGTAATCCACGGCAATAACCTCACGTAATTCAAGCATCTCGGGGTCTTCCTTGATGGATTGTTTTAATTGTACAAATTTGTGGTCTTTACAAAACCTCGGATTTTTGGGCAACCCCTCAATTTGCCCCTTGTTGTTGCTCAACCGACTGATTGATACTATTTCTTTTCTCATATTGTTTTGCTTTTTCTTGTGCCTCTAACTTGGTTTCGTACAATCCATGGCGTACACCTTTAAACCATACCGCCCAATACCATCTATTGTAGTTATACGATCGGGTAATTATTGCTTTCTCTGCCATTAATAGGTATCGTAAATGTAGTTTAAATGGTTAATTATCTCTTGCCATGCGTTTGGGTTGCAGGTGCATGGTCGGTACACTTTACGCTTTTGGAAGATACGTGAATACATTGCCGATATCACATCCAGTTCATCGGGTTGGATGGTTGTGGCGTTGCGTTCTCTAAATGCACTCCACCAATTGTACTCGGTTTCGCTCATGCACAATGGTTGCCTCCGTGGGAATAATGCGTTTAATTTAACCTTGCGTTCCTCGCAGCCGCAATCTTCGTTCGCTATAAATTTAACCGCTGCTTTAATCCCAGTCGCCTCCGTTATCTTCTCTATTGAATCTCCCAAACCTTGCGATGGTTTCCGTTTCTGCTTTCTGTTCAATGTATTCATGATATAACTCTATTGAATGATTTTTAATATGTTGTTTTGCGTTCTTTAATGTGTTGTAAACACTTGTAACCGTGATGCCTGTTCTCTTTTCTATTTGGCGTAATGAATGCCCATAAACAAAATACAATTCCAGAATCATTTGGTCGTATTCGTGCATGGTGTCAATCACTTGTTTGATTTTACCCATCAACGCTTGGTACTTATATTCCGATTCCTCTGGGGCATCTATGGGGTGAAATTGAGGTTGGTGGTCTATGGTTTTACTTTCCGCCCGATAAATATTGATAACCTCGGATTGAATAATTTTAAAAATGTAAAAAGTATTCACGCCACCATTGGGGGATTCAATACGATTCAAATTCCCATCCCGTGTTTGAATTTCTGCCACCCTTAGGTACATCGTCTGCACCACATCGTCAATATCCCCATACCTTGCACCAAGATAATTTGCCATTTTTCGCCATTTGACATCCATGTGGGCTATGTGTTCCAATGTTAGCACCTTTTTGAATTGGCAAAATAAACAATTTATTTTAAAATAATTGTAAAATATTTGGGTTTAAATCAATTTTATACAAATTAATATCATTAGACGCTTTAAATCCTACATGATTAACCTTTCCTTTTTCCCATACCCCATATTTTGTAAATCCCATATTCATCCAAAAATTATTTGATTCTAAATCTGTTCTGCATCTTAATGTAAATCCAAGTCGATGGAATTTAATACAAAATTGAGTGCATACATTTAATAATGCAGTACCATAATGCAATCGCCTCGCATCATCTCTAACGGCTATTTGTTGAATTTTAGCGTATTTGTAACTTGACATCCCTGGGGTTATAAGCACGTATCCCACCGCATCGTTATTTGCCTCACATATTAAGGCTATAAAATTACGCTCCCCACCAAAAACATACCTTTCCCATATTGTTTTTTGAATAAAACCAACGGCATTTGAATTTTCTTTTTGTAGTTTGTCAATCAATAACATGTCTTTTATTGTGGATGTACGCACCACAATATCTTTGTTTTGATACAAAATATTTATTAATCCTGTACTACAATCAAATTCGTTTAAATTCATTTCAAATATTCGGTTATGGTTGTAATAAATTCCTCAAAAGATTTCACAATGGAATACTTGTACCCAAATTGCTCCGCCTTGGTTTGGAATAACTTTTGATTTTCGTTTTGTCTGCCCTTATCGGTTTTCAACTCAATCCATAATCCATGGTATTGATTATTGGGGTACATTAGGAAGATATCAGCCACCCCAGACAATTGCCCCTCGGCTTTCATAATCTTCGCAGTAATGGCAGTACGATAACCCCCATTCGGAATTGAAAA